TATAACTAGCGGGGGTAATTTCGCAATAGGAACCACAACTACTTCAAGTAAACTTGGGGTCAATGGGGGTGTAGCTATCGGTGCTAGTTACACTGGATCTACTGCGCCTACGAACGGAATGCTTATCCAAGGCAACGTAGGAATAGGGACTAGTTCTGTATCAGGATACTACGCGCTTCAAGTTAATGGTAGTATCCAAGGCTCGTATAAGAGTTTTGTAATTGATCACCCAACCAAAGAGAATAAGCAACTGGTTCACGCCTCTCTTGAGGGGCCAGAGATTGGGGTATACTTCCGAGGCAAGAGCACTTCTGACACGATAACCATGCCTGATTATTGGGATGGGCTGGTAGATCTTGATACTATGACAGTAGAGCTTACAGCTATCGGATCTAATCAATGTCTATTTGTTGCTTCTATGGAGGCTAACGGAGATGTTGTTGTTGGGTCAAATACTGATGAGCCTTTGAATTATTACTACGTTGTTTATGGGGAGAGGAAAGATATCGACAAACTCACAATAGAGGTTGACATTGAAGAAACTGAAGATAACAATGAATCCATTGCAGATAATGAAACTGAAGTGGATTATGATTCAGTTGAATATATCGATTCTCTAGCTAATGCTTAACACAGTATTTTTAATACCAATAGATCACAGAGGTATACATGGTAAGTTATTTGAACAATACCTAGAACTTCAGTCTTGGTGTGAAAAAAACAATTCAAAGATAGTTACGTGTAATGGCTTGTTTCTGAATTTCGCAAGAAATTTTTTAGCTACAGGAGGTCGGGGGAACTACGATACAAGACCGATTGAGGCAGAGTGGTTATTCTGGATTGATTCAGATATCCAATTTTCAATAGAGCAAATAGATTATTTGCACAGAATAGACCCTAAACATAAATTTGTGACGGGATGGTATAAGAGTGATTACTCAGATTCAGCAATGGTTGGTAAGTGGGACGAAGATTATTTTCGTGAAAATTTACATATGCCTTTTCTATCTGGTGATTTCATGGAGAAGAAAGCAAAAGATTCTCCCTCAAAATTAATTAAGGTAGACTGGTGTGGTTTTGGATTTACCAAAGTCCACAGGTCTATTTACGAAGAGATGGAATATCCCTATTATCCACTCAACCCTGTGGAGATTAAAGGTTGTAAGGGGGTAAACGGGGATAAAATTGATGTGCGAGATATGTCTTTTGAGGATGTAAGTTTCTGCAATAACTGCTATGCTACTACAGGAATTAAGCCACTCGTAGTGCCTAAGTTACGTGTAGGGCATCTCAAATCTTTTTTTGTTTAAACTCTTGAAAACACACCTTAATCCACTTACTTTTCTACCATATGAAAGAAATTGAATTCACCGATGGAGAACGACAGGCTATTATTCAGCTTATTGATATTGCAATTAAGCATCCTACCCTTGGTGGGGCAAAAGTTGCTGGAGCTGGTAGTTTTCTAATTAGCAAGTTTGTTGATGATCCTGCACCTGAAGCAGAGTCTGACGTAGAGCAGGTAGAAGAAGTGGAGGAGTAATGCCTGTTCAAAGGAATCAACCTAGCCCTCAAAGGCAAACAGTCTTAACATTCGTATCTCCGAATGTTCAAGACCTACTGTTTTATGAAACTGTAGATGCCCAGAGGGTTGGGAAGACTCCTCCTGCATATGGGACAGCTCACCCTGATACGGTAAACTTCCCTAATCATATTCTTGCTCACGTTCGTCAAGCTGATCCTAATGGTCAGCTTTATTATTATTTCTATGTAAACACTAGATCTTCTCAGGACGAATATAACTTTGAATATTCTCAGGCAAGCTTGGGGCAGACGAAGTTTAACACAGTTGTTCGAACTTATGTAGATCTTCGTTCTTCATTTACTGAAGACTCAACTGCATATGCTGCGGGAACTGATATGCCTGTAGCTCCTACTTCCGCTAACTTTACTGGTAAGGGCTACAAGCTCATGGGTAGGGAGCAGAAAAGAATCGGAGATAAAGAACTAGACGGAGTATTTGTTGTGGAGCAAAGGGTGTATTTTGTTCCAGAAGATATTAAGACTTTGGGGTGGGATGACCTGTCTCATTACAACCTGACCCAAACTGTAAGCTATCACTATAGAGGGGAAACAATAACAGATAGCAATACAACTCCTGCTACCAGTGCCACAATAGAGTCATTGGTAGCAGATGGGGGTCATGTGTTTTGGAAGACCAACACAAGAGATTCAGGTGGAAAACGAATTGGTTATTACAGGGAAGGTAGACAAGTATCTGCTGATTGGTTTGAAGTAGTTAAGAAAGAAGTAATAGCAGGAGCACCTTCAGGTAGCGACAACATAACCATAGATAGTTACTCAACTGCTATGGACCATACTTTCCCTCCAGTATTAGATGAAATTGAGATCGTTAACTGGGAAAGACATGACGGGCAGAACTTATCTTTTGTTGAATACCACATGAACCCAGAAGCATTTCGAGGTTCTTGCACTACAGACGTTGAAGTATCTTGGTCTCCTAATAAGTTTAGTGATTCTAATGGTGGTAAACCTACGGTTGAGAATTTTGAACCTCAATCGTTTACCTTCGGAACCCCATATGTCCGTATAAACATTCCACCGTGCTTAATGAATGGGGGAGAACTCCGCTGCACTACAGGAACTGTAGATCCCGTATATAAATATTCTGCTTATATTAAGCAGATACCAGTAACAAGCCCCCCTACTATACCTGACACACACGTAGCTAAAGACACACAAGAACCAGCTCGTGGTGGTTACTTGAGAACAAAGTGGACAGTCCACAAACCTAGCTATTCGTAGTGCTTACACCACCATTCAGTTTTTTTAAATCTGCGCGTAAGTTCTTCTCTAGGAAGTTTCAAGGGGAGGACGAGATCCCTGAGATTGGGGAAGGCGTTGAAACTGAAGCAGATAAGAGTGTCACAGACCCAGAACTTACCACACCAAAAAAAGTAGGTATCGCTCCAAAACCCCCGATTCTTGCGGGGCAAGATGATTTTCATCAAGCTGGCCCTTACGTCCCCCCACCTTCTCCAGAAATTAGCCACGATGAGTTTGGCTTCCGTGATGAGCACACACCCTATCGGTTTGAACCCGACACTGATATGGTTGTATGTATTACAAAAGCTTTTCTGTATGAGATACACCCTCTTGAAAATGGCACCTCAGTAAAAAAACACCCCCTTAAAAATCCTGATAACCCAGATCTACCACTCACTATACAAGTTACTGAAAACTGTCTCGTCTATTCAGAATATGAAACTGATAATCACGGCAGAGTAATTGATGCTGATCAAGATGGAATATTTTACGCCCTTAAAAAAGAAGACGCGGGAGAGGATGGAGGTCAGGTAGACATTCCCCCTTCAACTCATTTTGAGTTACCTGATGGCGAAGGTGGGGCAGGGGCAGAAGGTAAATACAAAATACCATTGTTCTGGATAGTAGATAGTAAGTTATACCGCACTCAATGGGATAACGAAGTAGAAGATCCAAGGACTACTCTTTTGAGGGGGTCATTAGAAGGACACCGTGGCCCACTATGGTGGGTAGCGGGTTACAATGCTTTAGCTAATTTAGGTGGAGGAGCTAAAGTGTATGCCCAATACAATATTGGTTCCGACCAAAAGCAGTTACGTTCTTTAAAAGAAAAAGGACAGACAGAAGATTCCACTAATAAAGTTTCTGGACGAGCGCAAATTCAAGTCGAAGAAGCTGCCAATGGCAACGAGATTGATATCTACGGGAACAGATACAATAAACATTGGAAGATAGGAGACAAAGGGGTAGCTATTGTAGAAGATGGCTTAGTCAGATGCTTTCAAAACTTATCGTGTGTTAATGTATCCACGATCACCCTTGCGACAACTCAAGTTTACACCTCTACAACTTCGGTAGTAAAATGTTCTACTACTGGGAACATAGACACAGATGTTTGGAAAGGTGGGGATACAAATGATAATATGGTCCAAGGAACTCCTCACGCTACCATGTGGGCTGGGGGGAGTAGTGTAAGTATAGGTTATGTTCAGGTTAGCACTGTGGGGGGTGGAACCGCGTGGTGTCTAGGAGTCGCAGCCAGTGGTTCTTACAGTAGTTCGGCCCCTACTGCACACAGCTTCATAGATGGAGCTGACACCGTGACGGGGGTAACTTCGGTCGTGACAGTAACAGGAGTCCCAACTGAGGTAGGTCAAGTAACGGGTGTGACCTCTGCGGTTACTGTAACAGGCATAAGTGGGGATGTTACTCAGACAGACTCAATCAAGAGCTTTACTTGTGTTGATGCAGTTGTCACATCTAGCCCCACTACAGTTTACGTTTACGATGGTTCCACTACGAAATTCTTAAACCCACCAGATGCTAACCATTTAAATCTGGTCAAATGTCCTGAGTCAAACCTCACAGATTCTTGCCCTGACCCTATTCCTCCAGATTAACCTTATCGAAATACTTGATAAAGTTGATACCTTGACCTTGAGACAATTAGCCATTATCATTAGGTATGGCTACTTTAACCGTAGCGGGGGTAGAAGAAGCCCTCTCTAAATACAAAACTGTAGGGTCAAGCTTCATACAGGAGCTTAATTTAGTTTTGCCGCGCCTATACGCAATGGGCATGTGGCGAGACCTTTTATACGAGACCGTCATTAGCACAACAGACGGTAATTTTACACTCCCTGAGGGAGAGTCGATTGTTTCTGCAATGATTGAGAATGATCCTGCAAAGGTAAGGTCTCAGTTCCATGACTATCGGTTGACTGGAAGAAACAATGATGGTGTCACACTGGCGATGTATGGTCTGGTAGATGATGGGTTTGTCCCAACAATAAATGAGTTGGACTCTTCTAAATCTTACAAGATTGAGGTAGCTCCAATTTATCCAGAGACAGAACTCCCTAGAACTACTAACGATTTCATAACAGTAACAGGTTTGAATAATAGCACTACCCCAGTTGCAATTACTTACGAGCCTAAAATAGCTACTGCTACCTCTTCCTCCGTAACTTCAACTAGTTTATTTACTAGTATCGAAGAAATCAGGAATGGAGATAGCAGTCTATCAGCCCCTGTAAGAGTTACTGCGGTAAACAATGCAGATGCTACTGATAGGCTGCATCTTGCAGACGTTCAAGAATCTAACAAAGTAAGCCGATTTAGGAGGTATAGACTGAACAATAACGTATCTCTAACGGTTACAAAAACAATGAGGCTCCTCGTAAAGAGGAAGTTCAAAACACTAATCAATAGCTACGATCCTGTTTATCCAAGCAACTTAAATGCAATTAAACACGGTTTGCTTGGGACTGTAGCAGAAGACAACGCAGATATTGAAAGAGCCAATTACCATTGGGCTATTTGCAAACAACTCCTCGATGAAGAACTGGACGCTTACAGGGGTGCTGCAAAACCAACAATTATTTTTGATCCGTCAGGTTCAAACAGTCGCGTCCCTAACATACTATAAATTATGAGTGATATACTAAACTACTTCAACGAAAACAAAGATGGAATTATTGGAGTCCTTACTGCAATTGTTGCAGCAGCTTCAGCCATTTGCGCCCTAACGCCAACCCCTAAAGATGACAGCATTGTTCGTAAAGCATATGTCATTGTTGAGTGGTTAGCTCTTAACGTAGGCAAAGCAAAAGACAAATAATAGGCGCATGTTGCGTTTAATAACAGCCGCATTAGAAGCTTTTATAGCATATATAAATTTAAAGAACAGACGTTACATAGATGAGATCGAAGATGAGATTGATGAGCTTGCCCGTAGTGGCACTCCTTCTGCAAAGTTGCGCATTGAAAGATTGGGCAAACGACTCAGTCGTGAACGACAGCGCACTATACGATCCGCCGACAGTAACTCTGATTGAAGGTAAACAATATGAGTTTGTTGAAGGAGTCCTTCAAGGAAGAAAGGACCACAAATTCCACAGCAATTATTCATACCTAAGGGCAATTACAATTGGAAATAAATGAACTCCTCAAAATTGATTGATACCCTTTTGGGGACTTTAACACCTACGATTGCAATAGCTGCTTCGATGCAGGAGCAAATAGAATATTGGCTGCGAGTGATATCACTTATACTGGGTATCGCAGTAGCGGCTGTATCACTCTACCGTTTGATTTTTAAGTATAAGAAATGATAGGACTAGCTATAGGACATTCCAGACAAGGAGATAGTGGGGCTTACACTATTGGCAAAAATAGTGTGAGTGAACATAAGTTTAATTCAGAGTTGATCCCCTTAATCACACCTCACTTGAAAGTCCCCTACAAAATATATGATGACTACAACGCCGTCAGTTATGTAGGTGCTATGAACTATGTGTCTCGCAAGATGAGGGAAGATAATGTGGATGCTTGTATTGAGTTCCACTTCAACGCTGCTGGACCTAAAGCCACAGGACATGAGTGGCTCCACTGGGAAACTAGTAGGGGCGGTAGGAGATTAGCTACTAAACTTAAAGAAGCAATGGATCAAGAATATCCTGAGCTTAGATCTCGTGGCGTTAAACCACGCGGTAGAGGTCAGCGTGGCGCATTGTTTCTTCGCAAGACCCCTTGTTACGCTTGTATTGCTGAACCGTTCTTCGGGTCAAATGCGGGGGATGTAGACTTGATTAGATCAAACATAGGTAGATTAGCTAAAGTATATGCAGAAGGAATAAACAACTTCTATGCTTGATGAGGATACCAAAGACCATACGAGTTGCGGGACAGACTGTTCGGATTTTAAAAGAGGATCTGAGTGATGATGGTTTGTTTGGGTATTACAGTCACGACCGCAAAGTAATCATTCTATCTAAAGATCTAAAAGACCCCCAGTTATTGTTAACCTTGAGACACGAGTTAATGGAAGCTTCTTTGTGTATATCAGGAGTAGGTTTCTGTGAAACTTTTGAGCAGGAAGCTGTAGTCCGATGCATGGATGAAGTATTCTTCCCAGCTTGGGACAGGATAAGTAAACGAATTAGTAGTGGATGAAACGCAAAAAGCTCCCTCCTCAGTTCACTAGAACTAAGGGGATGCTCCTATTTACGCCTAACAGCGACAATATAAAGGAAGCGTTTGAGCGAAGCGAAAATTTAGGGGTGCTACCCAACTCATTTACAAGAGGCGCAGGAAGGATGACAGGGTTTTTAGGGGAGGTTGCATTTGAAAAACTTTATCCTGAAGCTGTTTATGTGGGCGACAAAATATACACCCACGACTACGAGCTTGGTAAACGTAAGATAGATGTAAAAGCAAAGAGCTGTGCTGGAAAGCCACAACCCCATTACACTGCTTCAGTGAATTGTGCTGAAGGAAAAAAGCTGCCAGCTAATGCTTACTACTTTGTAAGAGTCCGTAAAGATTTCACAAGAGCTTGGATGTTAGGCTGGGCTACAGGACACAAGATTCAAAAGTCAGGTGAATATAAGAAACGGGGTGAGCCAGATGACTGGGGGTTTACCTACAAGGTAGATGGATATCACCTACCTATTGAAGCACTGCGCCCTGCGAACTCTCTATAGTTTCTTCGAAGTCTATATCAAATTTTTCAGTAACATCTATTGTCCAAACTTTACCACTCCCCTTACCTACTGATTTGATAGGTCGTATCTTGTCATTAGATTTACCGCCATCCTCTAAATGAGATAGTCCGTTCCTCACAAACTCAAGTTTGTTTGAAGCTCCCAATGCCCTACCATTGTTGTAGGTGTGTATAGCTACTTGAAATTCTGTTATAGTCCCCCGCCACTCTGTCATCTTGTCATTATTCTCTCTGCAAGCTTTCGCAAAGAAGTCTACTAGTTCTGCCACTTGAGATCTACTTGAGTTATCATAAGCAGCATAAGCAATACTCTCATCGATAAAGCTCTTAACTCCAAACCTGTCATCATCTAATACCTCAGTAGGTGGATTCCAGTCCGCCAACCATTTCAAAAAATGAGGTAGCTCTTGTGCAATGATTGCCTCTAGCTGTTCTTTCGGTGGGAACTTAAAAGGTTTAGGGTTTATCTTGAAGGCCATAAGCTTGTCCTTATTGCTAGAATCAAGAGTTGGTATAACGCTCATGCTGTTAGCGTCATCATTAAGACTTACGATAATTCTACCCGCCCACGGAAGAGTAACTGCGTCTGCATACTTAGCCATGAATTCGATCCTTGGATTAGCCACTCCTCTTTTAATAAGTTCTGTAGCCCTTCTCTGATCTTGGAATGAAGCTGCACTTACGGTATCGTCAATAACCCAACAAGCTGCCCTACCTAAGTCTTTATTGAACTTAGTTCCCCCTGAAAGATAATCACTAGCATCAGCATACCCACCAACGGCTGCGGCTATAATCTTATTCGACATAAGTGTTTTACCCATCTTGGCTGGGCCAACAAATATACATGCTTGTCCTTGATCTTCTTTGTTGTTGATTACGCCATTGTGGAATCTCTTCATCCATGCAAAGAAATAATTCTTAGTTCTTATAGGGGTAGAATCCACAAAGAACTGATCAAAGAATTTATAGAGCCAAGGCCATTCGCTCACATCCCCACTTTCTGCTGGGTATATTGGTTCGATGTTGGAGCTGTTTAAAATCCTCAGGCCGTTGAATGCAACAACTCTCTGGTCCCTTCTAAATACAACAGGGGCTATCTCATTAATCCTATTCTGATTACTAATAACTAAAATAGCACTCTCTACTTCTGAAAGGTTATCACCTTTCTTAGCGCGTGGTTTGAATCCTCTTTGGCGCAACTCAAGAACAAGCTGATCTCTAGGAATCACCTGCGCAGCCCCATGAAGAAGTTTAAAGAATTGCCTACCGTTAAACCAATACTCATCCAGCAACCCACCCATCTTCTTTTGCTCGTAATCCTTAACAAAAGACTTACCAAAGATATCTTTCCAAGTTTTCCAAGGTTGGTCTCTGTCTGAATATACAATCATACCATCCTCAAAAACCTGACAGCCTTCCCGATCAATACCGTCATCAATCCAGAACAATGGTCCTCTTGAGCCTACTTCAAAGTCTCCTATCCACCTGTTTGGGAATCGCTTCTCAACTTCAGCAGCTACTTCTTCGATTGGTATTGAAGTCTCTTTTGATTCTGGTGGGTTGTTTTGAGCTGCTTTAAGGAGGGCTGTCTGAACTGTAGCAGTAGGGACTTTGCCCCCAAGGTTCACCCAATCTGTCCCTAACTCAAAATATTGTGAAGGCTCTTCTGATTTACTGTCATACCCTGCTTGTATAGCGTGGAACTTAATAAGCTTCTTCAGCTCTGACATAAAAGCTTTGTATATAAAGTGAGGGACTGAACACACTTCCTCAAACTCAAAGACAACACGGATATACCCACTATATGTCTTTGCTCTCCACGTAGGCATACAGCCCACACATTTAGCGGCTATCACATTATCTATGTTTGCCCAGTCAACTGGAGCGTCGTAGTCAGCCGCGACTCCATAAACTTTAACTACTTTGTTTTCTCCTTCGATACGCGCACCAGCATTAAGTCCAGCACACATACTAAAGAAGCAGTGGTCAGTATTCTTCTTCCCACACCACTCTCTGTAAGCTGCTTTAGATTGAAACGTAGGTCTCTGTGAGACCACTTTAGACATGTCATCACATGGAGTGCATTTTTTAGCTCTAAGGTTTTTAAGGTATCTGTATTTCATTTTTCATATTTTGTTAGTATTGATCCTTCCGCATCGACAGGTATATCGGGAATCCATTCAGGGGGCTTACTCATAATATCGATAATCTCTTTAAGAGTATCCTCAGCTTTACTTTCATCTGCTTCGATAACCATTTCATCGTGAACGTGCATAATTATCTTATGCCCTTCTGCTTCAACACGAAGAAGCATGTCAGAAAAAATGTCCCTCGCCAGTGCCTGACTAGCGTTCTCAGCCACAAGTCCTCCCCACAAACGAACAGTTACATTCTTACCATGTCTTGGGACTTTAGTTAGGTAATGGTTACGTCCACCCTCAGCCATAGTTTTTAATCTACCATAATTAAGGACACGCCCACTTGGTAACTCTACGGTGAACTCAGCCTTCGCTATATGAGAACCTTCAATATCACCTGTGTATTCACCCCAAAGATCTTTAACTCTCTTCATCTTCATCCGATATTTTCTAACCCGTTTACCCGCCTCCTCCTCAGAGATACCAGACATTGATGCGAACCTAGCAGCTCCAGCACCATACCCACACCCAAGGACCATGCCCTTCACCGCATGTCTAAGCTTCGGGTCTTGTTTAATAGAACCATCCTCTGCGTTCCACATGCCAAACCTAATTGCAAAAGCTTCGTAGATATCATCTGTCTGCTTAATCTCTTTCAACATTTCGAAATCCTTAGCTAACCAGCATAATGTCCGAACTTCAATCTGAGAAAGGTCTACTGCGATTAATCTTTTGTCAGACTTCGGTGATATTAGATGCCTGAGGTTCACCCCAAACATCTCGTCTCTAGGTAAGTTTTGCAGATTTAAGTTACCTCCAGACCCACTAAACCTACCTGTATGGGCACCAAAATACATACACCCTCCATAATACCTACCGTCAGGCATGGTAGCATAATCAAAGCTCTCTAGCTTTTTCTTAATAGAGTTTATTCTTCTCCAATCTTTTACAGCACTAATCCACTTATGTTCTTCACTGTGGTATTCAATCCATTCTTGAGATTCTGCGTCTGTCTCTGCCAAACTAACTGGGGGTTCAATACCTACCAATAAACATTGCTCGTCGAAAGCAGCCCTACTCAGTAGGGGTTTATCCCCCAACCAAGGAATATTTTCCTCAGCCTCAAACAACTTTGTCTTAATTATTTCTAGTTGTTCTTTAAGTAAATTCTCATCAATCGGGATACCCTGCTGCACAATCTTTCTATTTAATCGGCTGATGTTTCTTTCGAACTCAGGCCATTTATCACTCAAGGTATCCCATAGGCGCAGACAAAGTTCACTATCTTTAAGAGCATATTCAATAACTTCGTCTTGAAACTCTTTAGTCATTTCCTCCCATCTCTTGCCCGACATGTTGTCTCGTGTTGATTTATCAACTGTGAGATCAAACAACTCTGCTGTAGATCCTTTAAGAGATCTTGGGAGTTTGCAGAAAGCAGCTAAGTCCGCTGTGCAATGCCACTCGTATGGTTCACAAGAAGACCACCATTCTTGTTCTACCCCATAGTAATATAAGGTTTCGTCAAAGCTTGCGTTGTGGGACAGCACAATATGGTTATTAAGTTTTGACCAATCAAAATCTTTGGGGTGGCCTACAAACTTTGTCCCATCGTTCCCCACCACTGAAACCATGTAAGCGTCAAATTGAGGGTGGCTAAAGTAACCAAGTGTCCCCAAAGTTTTAATACTACATTCCTTGTCGTAGTAAGTTTCGAAGTCTACTGCGTAAATATATCTGTCCATTATACTTTAAATTAATACCCCGTCCCCCCTCCAAAGGGGACGGGGTAAGGTGAGGCTTTTATGCGATTACCTCTAAGGTGATGAAAAATACCAGCAAGATACCCTGTGCCGCCGCATTACCTTTTCCTTGTCGGAATCATTCAGGTTGAACTACCCCATCAAAAGGCATAATAATTTCCTTCTGTTCAGGGAGTCCCTTAATTGTATCCTCAAGACTTTCTTTAATAAGCTTTGTCGCATGAAGATCTGCGGATGTTGCCACAAGAGCTTCTTCGATTTTGCTAATTATTTCTGTCAACTTAACAACTTCTGCTTGGAGTATTTCTGATCTGCTTGGTTCTTCAGACATTATCCTAAATACCCCCCAATAAATTCAGCAACCTCTTTACTAGGTTCCTCGTTTGTAATCGTAAGCGAAGGAGCAAACCAGCTATACTTACCACGAGTAATCGCAGTTGACTGGAAGTTCCAAAGCCTTTGATGAATTGGAGTTGTTTTGTTGAAGACAGCAAAGGTAGCAAGACGCTTAAAGGTTTGCCTGTAGGCATCCTTAGCGACATTAATTCTACCCAATGCATAGTTACCTTTCCCAAGTGGGAATGGGAATGACTCAGGATCATCACCTTTGAAAAGCAAAGTAATCTCTGCAAACTCAAGGATAGGATACTCTGAATCTAAGCCGAGCTGATGTTTCTCCTCTGATGAATTAGCAATCCTTGGGATATCATCTGAGTCAAACGGAACGTCCTCACGCCACGCTTTGATTGCGCTTAGTGGAACTACTTGAATAGCCTGTTCTGGCTCTGCAAGAATAATACGTTTGTCTAATACCAGAGAACCGTAAGGTGCTGGGTTTCCATCAGGACCAGTGATGTCACTGGTTTTTTGAACGACATTTACTCTTGGGATTTCAATGTCATTTTGATCTAACGTGTCCGAAATAGCGGAAGTAGTTAGACTGCTTGTAGGAGCTTTGGTAAGCTCAGTTTTTTCACTCATCTATGTTTCTTGTTTCTTGTTTCTTGTTTTCCCTACGACAGTGTTCGTCGTTGGGGTGAATGTTCGATGATCCCTGATTCTTCACAGGAATCTAAAAACTCATTAGCGAGTTGTTTCTTGCCGCCTTTGTCTGCTGTGTCACCAACAGCCTTGGCAATTTTCGCAAGAGGGAGGCTTACATGGCTTAGGATGGTTTCAGTGTCAACACCATATTTTTCAGCAATGCTTAAAAAGGTCTTGTTGTCAGTAACATTTCTACGCCCAGCCATTTTCTTGAGGCGTAAGTTTGGAAACTCTAACCCTTCTTCTGCAAGGGATACGGCTCGTTTCTTAAATCCATCTGCCCAGTTAGTTACAATCTTAGCGATTGCCCACAGTTGCTCTAAGACTTCTGGGTCTTCTGTTGAGTCAAGGTCTACGTCAGGTAACTGTGGGTTTATCTTTTTCGCTACCTCAACAACAAGACCACCAAGTGCAGGACAAACATCTTCAAACTGGCAGAACCTACAATTAACTGTTGGCGTTAACTCAGATAGATCGGGTGTCCCTTTCTCCCATTTTGGTCTGACTTTTTCTGCTTGTAAAATGACCGCAGATAATTCGTCAACGAGTTCATCTAAATCATGGCGATAAAACCTATGAGATAAAATCTCATTTCTCTGTGGTATAAAGAATACAAACTCTATTGATTCTAATTTTGGGAATCTTTGGAAGCACCCAACAGTGTAAGCTTTGGCTTGCCAGTTCTTATCGGGGGTGTCGATCTTGCTGATACCCGTCTTGTAATCGATCAACACCCCCTCCGTGCCCCCATACACGTTAAGAAAATCACATGTCCCATATGTAGATGTGCCACGTAATTCAACATCAAGAACAATTTCAGCATGGGACTCAGTAAGTTCTTTGTCCGCATAATTCATCAGATATTCTTTTTGATCTGCTATGATCTCATTGAATATAGAAATCTCTTCTTCCGACTGAAGGTTTGAGGAATCATTAATTTCAATAGCCTCATGGATTCTAGTCCCCATCTCAGCGGCAGCATTAGTCCCTTCTCTGCCCTTATACCCAGCGCAGCCAGCACAATATTTTAGGCTACTTGGGGAGAACTCTGCGTGTCCTCTTTCAGAGTGGGCGGGTAAATTCATGCGCCCACATTCTCACACCCTGCTGATACCGTCAAAGAGATTTTTCAATTTTTTCTAATCCCCATAAATAACGGGCGATTAAAAACGCATCCACCATTCCGTCATGGGGTTTGCGACACCTCTTATTTTTCAGCCAGTTTTCTTCTGGGGCAATGTGTTCTGCCCTAGCTAACGCTGTTTGTTTGGTGGTCCCCTTCGGTCTAAAACCTAACATTATCTTTTGCCACTTGTGGACAGACACTCTGAACACTTCGTATTCATTTGTCTCAGCCATCCCTATTATCTTACCAAAGCTCAACGCCATTGAACGAACGGCTTGTGAACTTTTTGCATGGGGTAGTGGTTCTTCAATTGCCAGCACAAATGGTGTATTGAAATCTAATAACCAGTTTTTAATTTTGATAGTGTCTACTTCACGTTTCTTGCAAACCCACTTAGTGGGCATAGCTATTTTATCAATGGGGCTTCCATCAAACCTAGCTATGGCACAAAGCCCACCATCTAAACCGTTATCAATACCGACGATCAAAATAAATTAAGTGTTACTATTAGACCATCACCAGAAGCTGGTGTGTATACAAAAATGTTTTTCTTTAATCCCTGCAAGAAAGCTATCTCTCTAGCATTGTTAGGGATCACTCTGTAAAAAGCTCCTTCAAGTTGCTTTATCACAAACGACACATCTTTATCATCTTTATTGCGGATGATAACTTTTGGATCGTGGACAAGTTCCTTGTTTTTAAAGAGCTTCATTTCTTTTCAACAATACTAGTGTCAATAAATTGTGGGGCTTGAGGACCAAAGTCAGTATCCATTAATTGTTCTAATGCTAGGCGAGCGTCCTCAGCACACAACCCATGTTCCTCTTGTAAAATCTGTAAAGACTTTGCGCTGCTGTAACAAGCAACTGGAGGTTCATTAGGTTTATCTACAACTCCAATTAAAGCGCGTTCAAGTTGGTTAAAGAAAATTACTTCTTCATACCTCACTTCTCTAGGATCTTCGTGCCCAATGTAATTAGACCTTTTGACGTAAGGGTCTTGTTCTGGGTTGTAGTCCCAAGAGAAGTTATCAAAGTTGTTAATCATTGGGTTCGATGTCGATTACAGTTCCGTTCCCCCTATCTGCTTTCTTGTTATTTAAGATAGAGATATCTATTTGCATTTTGTTTGCGGACCCACCTCCAGACTTAGAATTAAGCCCTAAATTTCTGCGGATAAGTTGATCTAACTCTGAAAGTTCTTTTACATTTCTAGGACCACTAATGTTTTTCATACTATCCCGCGCTAGTCTAATAGCTGCTTGAGCTATGTAGTTTTGATATTGATCGGCAGGACTCGCCTGACTTTCAGCAATATTGAGAATATCCTGTTCTTCTTTGATTCTTGCATCGTGCCTAGCTAATTTTGCTGCTTCATCTGTGAGCTTATCTAGGTCTACCCCATCGACAGATTCTACAGTCATGTCGATTTCTTCTTCGTTTTTCGACACATCGGCTCCATTTTTTCTAGCTGGGATTCCCCTTTTTTTAAACCAACGCCTCACTGTTCCTGCATGAACACCAAGTTCTTTTGCAATGGCTGACGTTTTCCAATTGGCGTGATACATATCAACTGCTCGTTGTTGGATTTCTTCTTTCGGATTGATACCCATGTTAAATGCTTTATTGTTATTAAAATATGGCTTTAATAGCTGAGAGGAGCAAGCAGTTACTAGAACCCAAAATCGATCCGAAAACTAAACGGATGGATGTGGGTGGTTTTCAACTACCCCCTACGAGTTTATTAACTGCACTTTTATATGGTTTCGCTAAACACGAGGAGGTTATTGCTCGTGAATATTACTTCTGGAGAATATGTGACGAACTCTGGAATAACGAAGATCTCCCAGAAAAATTAATGGTTCGTCATCCTTGGGCAGAGATGATGATTCGCGCTGCTCTGGAGAATAAATATTTAGCTATAGGGGGGAGTGCTTCCTCTGGTAAGTCCCATACTATGGCTGCGTGGGGTATTGTTAACTGGTTGTGTCAACCACAAGATACTCTTGTTTTGATGACCTCTACTACTTTGCGTGAAGCTCGTAAACGTATCTGGGGTAGTGTTATGTCTCTCCTATCCGTGATTGATGATGCACCAATCAAGATTCGGGATTCAATTGGCAACGCTGCTTACATAAATGAGAAAGACGTTTTGATTGAGCGAGCAGGTCTCTCGTTGATTTCAGCAGAAAAAAGTAAAACTAAAGAAGCTGTTGGTAAGTTCATCGGTATCAAGCAGAAACGTGTGATCCTTATTGGCGACGAGCTTTCAGAACTTTCTGAAGCTATCCTTCACGCAGGTCTTACAAACTTGAGTAAGAACCCTTCATTTCAAATGATTGGTATGTCCAACCCCAATAGCCGCTTCGATGCTTTTGGGGTGTGGTCAACTCCTGTCGATGGTTGGGATAGTGTTGACACAAATACTGCTGATGAGTGGGACACAAAATGGAAGGGCAAGTATCTGCGATTAGATGGTGAGAGATCTCCCAACATTATGGCGGGAGAAACAATATACCCTTGGCTACCAACAGAAGAAAAACTAGCAGAGGACAAAGCTCTACTAGGGGTTGAGAGCAGGGGGTATATGCGAATGGTTCGGGCAGTCTTCTTTGATAGTGATGAAACCACAGGCATATACACAGAGAATGAGATCACTACGAGCAAAGCAATGAACTCTGTTCAGTGGCAAAGCACCCCTGTAAATCTATGTGGCATCGACCCTGCCTTCACTAACGGGGGAGACAGGACTATACTTTATACAGCTAAATGTGGGTATGACCAGTCTGGTCAATACGTTATTGAGTTTGGCAAAGCCATCCATTTAAACGATGACGCTACAAATAAAGCAGTTCCGAGAACATATCAGATTGTCCGACAGATTCGGGAGCATTGCGAGAAGCTAAATATCCCCCCAGAAAATGTAAGCGTTGATGCCACTGGAGCTGGTGCTCCGTTCTGCGATGTGTTGGCAGGAGAATGGTCCAATAGATTCATGCGGATATCATTTGGTGGTAAGGCAAGTGACAAAAGAGTAAGTGCAAACAGCAAGTTGGTAGGCACTGAACTCTATGTAAATAGGGTTTCTGAGCTTTGGTTTGTGGGCAAAGAGCTAATGAGAACTCGTCAAGTCTTTGGAGTGACCTCTGATTTAGCCCAAGAAATAACTGGAAGAAACTATGACCATGTAAAAGGATCGACTCTACGCATGAAGATCGAATCAAAGCCAGAGTTCAAAGCTCGCTTTGGACGCAGCCCCGACCTTGCAGATGCAGCATTTCTAGCCTTAGATTGTGCCCGTCAACGCTTAGGTTTAGTTGCGGTTGACCCACCAAAAGAAGGAGATCCTGCTTTAAACAGGCCAAGAAGGAGTATGAAGTATCTATCTGGTGCGCTACAGAATGCTGACACTACCCTAGTCGATTGACTTTTGTTACTTTAAATACTATAATTTAGGTTATGCCGAGCCATTATTCTAAGAAGAAACAAGAAGAGGAAGAAGCTTTGAAAAATGCGCAGGGGGTTATGCGCACTGAGGTTGATGAAGATGGCGAGCCAATCGATCCAAAACTACGTCTTATTGGCACAGCTAGTAAACAAAATAAACCTATTACTTCAGGCGCAGGAGGAAGCACAGGCTCAGGAGCATCAACAAAACAACCAACTTCCTTTGCTCAATCTGACCCAAGAGTGAGAGAAGAGCGGGAGCGATTAGAAACCGCTAGGTATAACGCAATGCGGGATGGCTCTATGAAACAGGAGCGTAGGGATTTGATGGACAGGTTGACCAAAGCTGTTGACCTAACTAAAGAACAGGGAAGAGATGATCGGATTGCGGAGATAAAAGATATTGCTTTGAACGAGCTGATGGTTAAACCCGAAGCATTTGAAAGACAGTTGACCAAAGCAAACAAAACTTCACAAAGAGCATATGATGCTTTCTATGAAAGGAATACAAAAGGTGGGGGATTAAATCGCAGGAGAAAATTATATTCTCGTATGGGTGGTTTGAGAAAAGCAAGGAGGCTCAGGAAGATGGGGTTTGTAGATGCGGCTAATCAAGCAGCATCAGACTGGGCAAGGTCAATGGACAGTGAAGCACCTGCTGTAGCAACTCAAGGATTCTTAGCAGCAAGAGGGCAAGCTATGGACAGAGTGGAAAGAACAAGACAAAACAACGCTAGGTTGCAGCAGCTTCTTGTAGATAGAATGGAACAGCGTCTTAAAGAAGACCCTAAGTTTATGCCTAACGTAGTAATATAATGGCTGAACAAGATAACATGCCCCCCGATAATTTCTTTGAGCGTGATATAGCTCCGCTCAGAAACAACTTTAATCTTACGAGAGAGGAGACTGCGTTTATTGGTGCTCTTGAAGATCAACGCATGGCACCCCAACTTCAAATGCAAATGAAGTTGCGCTCACAGCTTCTGCAAGAAAGGAACGCAGACTTAGCATACCAAAGTAGTTTGTTTGAATTTGAAGAGCGTAAGAGAAAGGCTCAAGAACAAATTGATTTTGCTGACAAAGCTGAAGCTGTTACTAGAGATCTTAATAATATAGTTAACGACAACACTAAATCTGTCTTTGAGAAACAACAAGCAGTAGCTACATACGGAATCCAAAATGCACAATTGATTAGCAAGATTCCATCTGCTGGCATCATGTTGAGATCGGCAGAAAGCTCACTCAAGTCTCAAGCTGCACAAACAGACGCTGCTGATAAACAAAGCGGAACATTATTCCAAGTAGCTCAGACAGGAGCTATGACTCCTGAACAGTTCTCTGAAGAAGTAAACGCAGATGGCATCGTCACAGATAGAGAAAGAATCCTAGAGAGGATGAACAAGTCTATCTTCGATAGGAACAAAGCTAGAAGTGACGCAGCAACTGCTGCTGCTGGAGCAAAAGCTGACGCAGATTTTGATGCGACAGTGCGAAGACAACTAACCGAGGACTTATCAGGTCTTGATGATATTGCTGCGTATGTGAAGTCTGTCCAAGAAGGAATGCCAACGCAGGGCATGGACGAGGATGCAGATACATTTGCTGCATCAAAGACAAAGTATGAGTCTGAACAACTAAAAGATATAGGGTTGCCAGAGGGAATCAACACAGTTCAAGCTGCTCAAAAATATATCCTTCAGCAAAGGAACAAGCTGAGATTACAGTCGAAAACCAGAACACGAGCCGATGACCCAGATGGCGCGGGAGGAGACATGACTGACCCAATTGATTAATATATAGATATAACTAAACAACATACCTGCTACTGCTATGTCAGATCCAAGCAACCCAATAAAAAATAATTTTGTAGAAACTTCGTTTAGCGAATGGAGAGCTAATAACCCATACGAAGATAAAGTTGAAAGTCTAGGCAGGTATACAGAGCATCTACGAAATGAATATCTTGAAGCAGGGAGATATGACGAAGTAGTTGAGAGCCAGCTCCAGACTAATTTAAGTAAAGGTCTTCAGGCTAACCAACTGGTAACTCAAGAAAATGTTGATCAGATTAATCAACAGCTTAAATCTTTTCGTAAGCCTGACCTATTAACATCTGTAAACACTCTGCTTGATGGAGACCCCATCAACGATGAGTTCCTTGATGATAGGCAAAAACAAATTCTAACTCGCTTTCAAAAAGAAAAAGAGCTGGGCCAACAAGGAGATGTAGCAACTGTCAGTGAGATTGTTCGCGAAGCAAACAGGGAAAAATATACTTCTCTATACAAGTCAGGAGAAATACTAGCCGCTGTCATTGAAGACGAAGAAGGTAACGAAATATTTTTAGGGGGTCAGATTCCTGAGAATATGACCGAAGCAGATGTTCTGAAGAAGACATCTCAGTATGGCGTCAGTGCATCCAACTTATTTGACCTTCGTTTCAAGAGAGAAGTTATGCCTGAGAATAATGGACTGATGAGATATGAAGTCCAGAAAAGACAAATGGCTGACTTTGAGGTTAGGGAACTATTGGCTAACACGGAGGATTTGGGAGTTAAAGCTGCACTATATGGTTTAGCTAAAGAATACGCGGACGATAAAACATGGGACTGGGGAGACAAGTTCAACTACTGGGCAAGTGATGGTTTGCAAGACCTGTTGCGGGGAGTAACTACTTTCTTTAGTAGCGGCGAAAAGAAAAAGGAGGGGCAGAAGGCAATCGTCTTGGATAAACTTCGTGAGAAGTATGAAGACGAAACAGATGAAGCAAGAGCGAAGCTCCGCACGTTCATTCAAAATGAAACAGATTATTCCTCTGACGTTATAGATGACGTTATCAACGATGTTACCATTAAGTATGCCTTCGGAGGAGATGCTAAAGAAAATGTAAATCCGTTTACTAAGTATACAGATAACGAGGATGAGCAAGACAAGAACGTCCACAGGACCAGATATAGCGGGACTCTTGTAGCAGCGGATCTTATTTTATCCCCTACAAAATTTAGCGAAGCTTTGCGCCAAGCTGGGGTGACAGGTAGAGCAGCAGCACTAGCAGAAAAAGAAAGAGAGTTGGCAGTCATAAGAGATTATGACCGTATGTCTGAGATACTTTTAAAAGAAGAATCTACTTCTGAAGAGTATCAAAAAGCAATTATCGAAGGTAAACAAAAAGGCTTAACTAATTCCCAAATCATAGAGGGTTTTAGAAAGACACACGACTTCGGGAAAATTGCCCATCGTTTCAGCGGGGTGGGTAGTAGTATAATAGAAGGTTTTCAAAGTATTGGTTATGGTCTTGCTGCTGCTGGGTTAGGTTCTGAACAATGGGGACAAGAAGGATTAAAAAGAATATCAGAAAATAATGCACATGACCGCGCCGTAGCACAAATCTTCGGTATGGAGATGGGAGCAGGACAAGATTTCATGGAGGCTATTGCCCCTATGATGACTGACGCTGCGTTAACTGCATTGTTAACAGCGGGAACTGCAAAAGTAGGAGCATGGGGAGGTGCCGCTTACATCACAGCTAAATCATCTGGAACTGCTGCTGCCAGATCTTTAATAATGTCAACGGCTAGACAAGCACTTGCCACCGTAGGTAAGGAGACAGCAGAGGAAGCCGCCGAAAGATTACTTAAATCGACGGCAATGAAGGGAGCTAGTAGGGATGCTACCTTTACCGCTGTTAAAGCTTATAACAGTAAACTAGCTAAGAGATTAAATATTGGTGCCGCATCATTTATTCCTGCCGCAACAAGATCTGGTTCTAATACTTACGGAGTTATCTTTCAGACAGTTGAAGATGATCTAACTCTGAAACACAAAACTGAAGAAGGTTGGGAAGAAGGTTGGAGTCTTGAGAGAGTAAAAGAAGAAGCACATGACGCAGCAATTGGCGGTGCCATAACTCAAGGCACGATAACTGGATTACTGACTGCTGGTTTTGGTATGATTGGTAGGGGTGGTCTTGAAGAAGCATTCATGCGGGGCATGAGTTTCCGCCAGATGAAACAGATTACTTCTAATGTAATGGGGAGAAATCTTGGCGATGCTACTTTCCAGAAGATAATGAATGCCGCCATAACTAAGGTGAAGAAAGTTCATCGATTAGAAGCACCTAAAGGATTTCTTAGGTCGGCTCTTGATGAGGGTATTGAAGAAGGTGTTGACGAGTTTATCAACACGTTAACTGTAGACGCTTTCACAAACCAAGAGACATCCTTGTTTGATCGTATGTCTTCAGCATGGCATGGGTTTGTTCTAGGTGCTGCTTTAGGTGGGAGTGGTAATCTTGTTAGCAAGACTGCAAAAAATATTGCCCCCAAAAGATTTTTAGATAGGGCTGCTGCCGCAAGAGTAGAGCGTGATGTATTCAAAGAGTATGAGCGTGAGGTAGAAGCACAGGGTCTGGGAGAAAAACTAAGGGAAGCTGGTTCACCAGCCACGGCACAGGAGGCAGAACGATTGATCCGCCAATACAAAAGAGCAGAGCGTCCTGAAAAAACTGCAACACTAGAGCCTACTCGTAGTGCGGTTGAAGAAGTAGAGGACGAGATCGATTCGATTATTGAAGCAGAAGGTGACGAGCTTAGTGATGCGGAGATGGATGAGATCAACGCAGAGTTAGCAACCTTAGTGACTCCTGAAGCTGTAAGAAAAGAGATGCAGAAAATTACTGCGGACGATTTGCAAAGCACACAAGTTAATCCTGACGCTGCCAGCAACCCAGCAATTGAAGTAGCTCAACAAGCAGAAGGAGGTTCAACTTCAGCGGCAGTTTATCTTTCGTCACAACACGCAGCTAAGAACACACAACTAGAATTAGATGAGGAATACGCACTGATTCTGGATGACATTCGATACAAAGAAAAATTGTATCGGAAGATGGAGCGGGAGCTTCAAGGTAAAGAGGGTGTCTCTGCGGACAGATTGAGGAAAGCTTTAGATGATGCTGTAGCAAATGGTAAAGCCCTAAGCCCCCAAGATGCAAAGTTCATGCGAGCTGAAGCCTCGAAAAGATTTAAGGAAAAACAAAATGAACAAGCAGCGTCTGATAAAAAAGGATCAAGCGAAGAAGATATTAAGTCTATTGAGGATTTAGTTAAGGCTGGGTTCCCGCACACACTCACCATTGATCAGTTAGAAAGACTTGGTATCGCTACAGATAATTTAGATAAAGCTTCCCTAAGAACTCTTACTAAAGAGTTGAGGCAAAAGATTGAAAAAGAGTATCCTGTCATAAAAGAGTTTGATGACGTAGCAGCTACACTTCCTTCAATCTATGGGGCTAAAGGTAAGGTGCGTATATCTTCATCTGGGATGGGTGTGTTTGATAACAACCCTGTCACCATGCTCACTTTGCTGGAGAGTAATATACAAATACCTATTCCTCAGGATGTAGTAGACGGAGGTAAAATAAACCCAGCGTTCGAAACCGAGCGTAGAGGTGGGCAGACTTTTGTTACCGACATCATGGTTCGGGAATCAGGAGGCATGGTGTCAGCCAAGACAGCTTTCAATAAAGTTGGTGCGCTAGAAGAAGATTACTCAAGGGTTGCTGATGCAGCCACTAAACTAAACGAACTAAAAGCGGATGTTCAAATCAGCGAAGACATCAAAGTAAGGAATCCCTTTAACACAAAAAGTAAGATTAAACTTACCACTCTACTAGATAGAGTTAAAGACACGACACTTTTACAAGCAATACTAGAGGTCAACAGCCCAGACTTTGTAAAGCTAACGCAAGGGTTTAGGCAATCTGCACTAGTAACTTCAAGTGTAGAGATGCAAGCTGCTATCTACGAGTATGCTCAAAAGGTTTCCTCTGGTGTTGAGGTTGAATCTTCTCCGTTCAAAGTAGCTGAAGTTGCTAAACCCACAGCAACTTATTTCTTCAACCAACAAGTAGCTAGAAAGAAACGTGCCGCTAGAAGTTTGGTAAGTCTAGTTAGTGATTCTGAATTTAATTCTGACACAGTAGCACCAATACCAGATACCTATGTTCCAGTTGATCCAAACCCACTTCCTCCTTTGCCCACAAGGAAAGTTACTAATTACATCGAGGATCTTCAGGCAGCAGGTGGAGATGCCTTAGATAATAACAATCAATTAAGAGGCTCAATAGCCAACCTTCTAAATTCAGAATATCACAGAGGAACAAATAGAGCGTTCGTATTGCGGTCACCTCAGTTGTTCACTGAGTTTTTGCAGTATATGAGTAAGGGTAACTACGCTCGCTCAAAAGCTGCTAAGGCTTTCCAGACTAATCTTAACAATGGTTTGTTTGAAGCAGAAGGGGATGTAGTTCGAAAAGTTTTAAGGACTCTTAGTTTATCTGACGCCGAAGTAGAGTTGCCAATTGATCAAGACCCTGAGTTTTTGCAGCAACTCAAGGCAGACTTACAAGACTTAGCTGGTGCAGATTATACTGTCACCGATGGTCAAGTTCTTGCGTTCCACGTAGACTTAGCTAAGGCGGGAGCCGAAGCCAAATTCCAAAGGGCAATACAGAACGGTAGGTCTATGAGAGTTAACGCTGGTGTTAACGATGCCATACTAGAAGCTTTAGGAATAAGTAGTAACGACCCTGAAGGTGTAATCGAAGCACTGGAAAAAGTAGTGGGTGGCAAAAGCCAAACTCAATCTACTATTGCTAAGGTTCTTCTTGCTGACAAAGAGTTTATAAGAAGTATCAAGTTTTCTTTCGAGGCAACTACAGCAGACTATGCGGGAGCATACTACTTAGATAACGAAGGTAACCCTAACATTGTAATCAACGGTGCGAGGGCAAGTGACCGAGGGGTAGTTGATGTATTGCTACATGAGTTAGTCCACGCATTTTCAGACAGGGTATTATCGAAGTCACCTGAGGTCCGCACATCTAGTGAGAACAATGCCATCAATAGGATCGAGTCATTGCTCAAGATCCTACGCAAAAGGGCAGCTTCAGAAAACGCACCTGACAGTGTGTTGTATGGATTAAAGAACATTGATGATTTCTTATCTACCTTCCTTACTTCTCCAGAGTTCCAAGGCTTTGTAAAAAGCATGAGGACTTCATCAGGAGAGAGAAACTTTATCCAAAGGATTATTGACGCCATTGCTAATTTATTCAGTAGGTCCAATAAAAGATTTCAACAAGCACTTCAGGATTCCTTAACCCTGACTCAAAGGAGAGGAATCTCTGAACCTGAAACAGCAGAAGGATTCGCGAGTCAGATTGCATCTAAGCTATCAAGGAGACAGGGCACACGGTCCAGACTCGCCACCAGTATTGGAATGGCTGAGGACATTAATACTAATGAAGCTCTTGATAATGCTGCGGTAGAATACTTTGCATTCGCTGCCAACTATGTCCCACCAGAGATCAACATCGTTATGGATAATACCACCGATGTTATTGCTGAGTGGGATGCAGAGTCACAATCAATTGTGTTCAACGGTCGGAGGGCGGCTGCGAAAGTTAATCAGCTAGTCGCCGCTGTTGACGGCAGACCTATTAGGAGAGAGCACATACTTGCTGCAATCTTGAATGAGGAAATTGCACACGTTGCATCCTTTGCCCAGTTAAGTCAGGATCAAATCGAAGCACTAATGGCTGGTATCAATGATCTTGATGCACAAAGTATCATCGAACAATACTATCCAGAGGCAGAAAGGGAAGCGGCACTAGCTAGATTCAGGAGTGAAGACCCTGAAATAAGCAGGACCGAAAGATTTATTTTAGCAGAAGAACAGTTGCGTATCCACGTTCAGAAAGTTCTCCGTGGTGCGGAGACCAATGAACAGGTTAACTTCCTATTGGAGAACCCATCCTTGCTCCAGACTGTTAAGCAGTATTTCAAGAATGTTCTTACCAAACTAACATACCGTAGGAACTTGAAGGACGTTTCTCCTGAAATGAGAGACGCTGTTAACAGAGTTGTCACAGAGGTTCGTGCGATGGAGATGGCATACAGGCTTAGTCCAAATGGTATGCACTTCGATATCGAGAACTCAGAGGCAACAATGAATCAGATGCTCAAGCAGTTGGAGATGCATAACTCTATCACTCCTCCAGAAGAGGACATTGATGAAGAAGCTCCACCCGCACCCACACTACAATCTAGGTGGGGGGCAGACGCTGGAACTGTTCCTTCCGATCATGGTGCTGTAGGTAAATTAGCGAATGGTGAATCCATTGGAAACTTTACTGCACTACCAGCAGAGATTCTTGCTGACGCCAAAGATCCTAACAAGACTGTTAATGTTACGTTGTCCCACACCAACATAACTCTTGGCAGAAGAAGCAGAGAGTCCGAAGAAGACTTGCAGAACTTCCCCTTAGGTGTGATGCCATTCTCGTTAGAGATTGGGGGTGCAAAGTATAATGCATTCAACGTCCGTATGAAGAATGCAGGTGTTCCAAACCTAGACGAAACTATCTACAAAAACTTTTTGTCTAAAAAATCTGCCGCCAAATATCAGTTGTCTGAGAACATGAAACTCAAGGATGTCTTAGACAGAATCAATGCTGTTGCAAAGAGAACTGGGGTTACATCAGCAATCAACATGACTGATATTAAGTTGACCAACCCTGAACTTAAAAACAAATCGCCTAACTCTTTGATACCAAAAGATACTGTTATCTATGCACAAGGACCAAAGAATGTAATCGGCGGACCAACAGGAGAACTAGTATCTGCTAACGAAGATATTGATGTTTCAGATATGATGGAGGGGTGGGATGCGATAACATATAATCCTGCAATGGGTAACTACATGTATCGTGTAGCTGAGGATAGTGCAGGTAGAACTCGCTTCTACACACAGAGTAAGTTTGTTGGTGCTGATGAAATGGTCATGGTTAGTAACCTTGATACAGGAGACACGAACCCATTTCAAAACTTCGCGATCTGGGTTAAGGGTGCAAGATACAAAGCTGTTGATCCACAAGTAGATCCTCCCGCCCATAAGACAATCAAGGAACTAATCGACAAGAAGCAAGCTGAACCGACTCCGCTCAAGCCAGCTCTTCAATCTCGCGTAGGGTCTGATATTGATTTGGGTCTGACGATGAAGAGTTTCAAAGTAAACTCTTACCCCAAAGAGTTAGACTTATTTAAGACCAAAGCAGGTAAGGTTAAAGGGGCACCTCCTCAAGTTAAGTCTAGTCAGGATGTTACTAAAGTAATGAACAGACTTAAAAAGCTCACGATTGAAGGAGCTGTTGGTAGGTATTGGTATGAGGATGCAGCCAGTAAAATACTTGAGATAACTAAAGGCGATGTTGTTGAAGCAGAAAAGTTTATTGCACTGTTAGCAATTTATTCACCTCAAACTGGGGTTGAAGTTAATACTTACTTTGCTGTCAGAGCGTATGAACAACATGCGAATGGAGTTAGTCGTGAAGACTTTGGTGTAAAGACTAGCGTTCAGGATGATAAAGCGAGGGCAGTTCTATATGACATCCAACCTTGGGACGGAAGAAAGACAGATAACTTTTACAAGAACTTAATGTTCCACATAGTTTCTGAAGCTTCACCTGATCAACTGAATGCTATGCAGATTGACCCAGCATTCTTAAAAGAATTACAACAACCTGTCACCGTAGACATGTGGGTGTATCGTGCATTGGGTTATGACACAATTGGTTTAACAGATGCAAAGGGGCAGGGTGCTTTTGGGTTTTCTGAAAAGCTGATAAATAGATTAGCTTATGCGTTGAATCAAAACCTTCCAGAAGGGGCTGACCCATATCAAGCACATCAGATACAAGCTATGATTTGGACGGCTATCAAAGCGCGTTCAGAACAAAAAGATGTTAAGAAAAAGACGGAAGCTCAGAGTGTTAAAGCAGGTGATCTTGTTTACAAGACAGACGCAAAAGGCAAGAGGACCAGATCATTCCCAACCAAAGAAGCAGAGCGTAAGCATCAACTTCGTTGGACCAAAAATGCTTTGGCCGCAGAAGGTGTAGACTTCATAGAAGCCTCACGTTCCTTTGATTACTTTGTCAACACAATGGGCATGACTGCTACGTGGGAAGTCATACCATCTACTCTTACAGACATAGGTAAACAATTAGCTGCAATGTCCTTTGATGAGAAGAGGGCATTCACACAAAAAGCGATGGGCCTTATTGTAGACCCAGAGACTGGAGAGGATCTCTTAGCAAGAGAACTAGGAATATCTTTATCAACTGTTGCTGGTTCAGCAGGTGGTTATGCAGGAGGGGTAACACCGAATGTTATATCTACAGTTTATCCTAACAAACCATCAGGCACATACGATGATGACGCTATAAGAGCTTACTCCAGAGCACTACAGTTTATCTTCAAACAAGATGCTGTGCCTTGGTCTCGTCTAATTAAGACAACCAAAGAAGATTTACACTACAAAGTAGTGAATGAAAATGGGAGAACCATACGCAAGTTTGATTCACAAGGAGCTGCGGAAGACTACGCAGCTAAAGCTAAGAAAGATTATACGGTTGCAGGTGGGGAACAATCATTCGGTATTAACTTGGCTTTCAATGAAGAGCTTACTGAAAGTAAACTACAAGAAATACAAGACTACTTGTCATCAGTAAACTCAGATTTAGGCTTCACCCAGATATCTGATAACGAAGTTATTGTGGTTAACTATAAGATGGACTACAATAATATGTTACCCGTCTTGACAGACGAAGACTTCAACGATAAAATAATTGAAAGATATGGACAAGAAACAAAACAAACCTACTTCACAACAGTCGGAGAATACGGATACCACGACTGGTCGGATGACAGCGAAGGAGCTACTATCTTCCAAACCAGTCCCCGATTCACATCCGATGTTCAAGCGTGGGTTCGTGATCGGCGGGAGAGGTTTCAACAGATCGGGCCAGAAGCCCCAGTAACCCCAAGGTTACAGTCTCGCTACGGTGCGGGATCGCTCATACCAAAAGAGCTAGACGCTAATTCAGTAGACTTCAGTAACTGGATAGAGATGCTTGAGCTTCCACTTATGGAAGTCGGCACATACAAGTCTCCTTCCTCAATGTTCGGTCGCCTTATGTTAGGCTACGCTGACCGAGATATCATGCGCTTCAAAGAAGAGCGTGATGCATTTGTTAGGGAAGCAAAGAAACTTGTCGAAGATTTCAAAGAGAAACATGACAGGGTCATAAAGGAAGCGGCCAAGAAAGGTATAGATATACCACCTGAGTTAATCTCACGAGCTTCTGGATCTAACATGGGTTCTCAATTAACTGATGAGCAACTCCAAGAAGTAGAAGATCAGTTCAATAAAGAAAGAGCTAACGCTAACAGAACAGCAAAGACTCCTAAGCAAAGGGAAGTCTTACTTGATATCGCGGAGAAGAACAAAGTAAAGAACGCGACTAGCTTGCGTAAGAAGAACAGAGAAGTTCTTCTCGCTGACAGGAACCAAGCCCTGAAAGACTTACTTACTATTTCTCCTGAAGCACACAAGTTAGTTCTTGATATGCGTAAACTCACTGACGAGTTATCTAATATAGGTAACGAGTTGTTCAGTGGCTTCATTAACAATGATGATTTCAGAGCTACCTTCGATGCTAACGGTGGTATCTACATCACAAGAAGGTATCGCATGTTCGAGGACAATGACTTCATGGCGCAAGTCAGAGACTTTGAAGATCCTACTTACGCACAAGAGAGACAAGACGCGATCAACTATTTCGCGCAGCAATACATTGACTTCCATGTCGCTGAGAAGATGACGAAGGAAGGTCTTTCTAAATCAGAGGCAAGGGCAAACGTAGAACTAGAACTGGAAGAGAAGAACTCCAGTGCCAGAACAAAGGGCAAGGATATGATGATGGAGTTCCTCAACGCATACGAAAAGAATGCGGTTGGTAGGGAGCTTGAAGTTTATCAATCTGCTGACGGTGGAAGAAGCATCATGTTCAATGAGCGTAAGTTCAAAGGTGGTCCGCTCAAGGCAATCGCTAATGAATTAAACGCCAAACAAAATGTCCCTGCCCCACTCCGTAAACTCTTAGGTGAGTATGGAGATAAGGCTGGCATAGATAACCTAGCCCATACGGTTGTTCACACAGCGAGTGTGATGGCGAACCAAGCATTCTTTAACCGAGTTGTTGAACATGGAACTAAGGGAGACAACCCTTGGTTGGTCTCTGAAGAGGAGATTGCCAAAGACTTAGAGCTACCACTGGATCAACAGAAGTATGTCGGCTGGTCTAAGTTGAAAGCAGATGAAGGCAAGATGGATTGGAATCCGATCAAGGGTTACTACACCAAGCCAGAAATAATCAAAGACTTCAGGCAGTTGATTAACATCAACAAAGCAGAGTCAGCAGCTAAGGAGATAGACAACCCAACCGAATACCTGACGCACACAGCCTTACGTTTCTTACATCGAGCCACTGGTTTATCTTTGGCGGCTAAGACACTAGGCTCTGTTGGATTCTATGTTCGTAACATGTTGGGTAACGCAATGTTCTTCGGACCTATGCAGGGATACTACGGTGGTATCGGCAAAGCATTCGGAGAGATGGGCGGTGTCGGTAAGTCAATACTATCAGGAGACGCAGCTAATTCTAAGTCAATGATTGTTCGTGCAGCTCTGGGATCTAAGGCAGCAATGGACGCAGAGCTTACAGTATTATCTTCCATGAATGTATGGGGCGATGAGATGGAAGCGAACGCGTTAAGAGATTTGCTCATTGGCAAAACTACTATCCCGCAGATGGAGAACAAGATATCTGAGTTAGCAAAGTTTGCTTCGGATAAAACCAAAGGTGCTAAAGAAGGATACGAGAAAGCAGTTAACACAGCTACTCGATTGGCATCTGCAATGGATGCATACTACAAGATAGGACTATACGAACTTGAGTTGGAAACAATTAGAGATGCTGCAAAGGCTGACCCAGAAGGTGGGCAGTTCAGCAGGATGCTTGAGCGAGATTCAAGAGGGGCTGTTGTTCTCGATGAAGATGGTGAGCCTAAGATAACAATCGCTATGAAGAGGGCGGCTGCTGTCAAAGTTAAGAAAGTATCACAGTCATACAGCCAAGCACCACCGATTATCAAAGGACTTACTCGATCCTCAGTTGGTTTGCTTATCGCTCCTTACGTGCGATTCGCCGCAGAGATACCAAGGGTTATGATCAACACTCGTAACCTACTCAAAGAGGAAAGGGAACAGGGGAAAACAAACCCTGTAATGAGGAAGCGATACATGAAACGCTTGAAGGGAATGATAGGAACAATGAGTTTCACATTCATTCTACCAAAGGTTCTTCAACTAGCTATCGCTGGAATCGGAGAGGACGAAGATGAAGCATTGAGAAAAGGTATGCCGTCTTATTTGAGAGGTCACACTTTCTTCTACATTCCAACAGGTGAGGATGAGTTATACTCACTCGACTTAACTTACCTCAACCCGTTCTCAGTTGTTGCTGACCCCATCGCCAGATCGTTCGAAACTTTCTGGGACAGAGGAAAGCTACGCCCAATCGACGCAACGAAGGAACTGATAGTAGGATT